GACCCGTCCTGTTGTACTTCGCTCAAAAAACCCTCCTGTGGTTTCCGTCGCTATGGCGTCTTAGACGTTTACGTCCGGCACTCCCGCGCCAAGCTGTTCATCGAGGAGACCGATAAAGCTCCAGGTTATCGTCTTGCCGTCCTTGTCCCAGGCATTATCCGGGAATTTCATGAAGGCGGCTTGCGTCATGGAAAACTGATCGCCGCGAACCACGTCCGAGCCGGTCAGAACATTCGCCCCCCATACGGCGGGGTTTTGCTTTTGCAGATTGTACATCTGCGAAAGCTGCTGATTCAGGACGGATGTCTTCAACACCTCGACCTCGACCTTGCCGAGATTTGAGGCGCGAAGAGTGTGCATCAGTTGCCCACCAGCACCGACCGTCGCGAGGTCTTTGTCATCGGCCATCGAAGTCCGCACACCGCCCTCGGCGATACCCGCTTCCGCGCCCATACTGAAGGAGCCGCCCGCGCCGGAAATCGCGCCTTGGTAATTCAGAAAGGAATAAGCCGTCATGATATTTTCTCCTACAGAAAGGGGGGAATTACTGATTGATGTTCAGGATCACGTCGCTGGTGTGGATCGCTCCCGCGAGCTTGCCCGCCACCTGGAAGAGAACGGACTTGCGCGCCGCCCGATCTTGAACGGACTGAAGATAGGTTGGCGGCTGATAGATGTAATAGCCCTTTGGAATAAAGTCGCCCTGCTTCAACTGACCGAAGCCATTGGCATTCCACACGCCAGGAGCAAGGGTGCCGTTTGCGACCGCTTGCGCGCAAGCGCCCTCGATGGCGTTATAGAGAAGATGATTTCCTGCGTCGGTCTGCGGAATCTTCGTAGTGCTGGTGTAGAGCAGATTGAAGATTGCGGTCTGGATCGCCAGCGCCAGCCAATCAGTGTCCTGGATTTCGTCGAAGTAATGCCCCGACGCCACGGTGCCATATTGGATTATGGCGGTCTGATTGTTGTACTCCGCATAGACGTTGGCGTTCTTGTCTTGCGCGGCGTTCGCCTGGGAAGTGGTGAGATTCTCCGCGATGATGCCGGGCTCGGCCTTATACATCATCGTGATGACGGTGCTGTTCCCCGCAAAATTCACCGTGACCGCGCGACCGAGGTATGACGCCGCCGAATATGGGTTGGCGCTGTACTGGACGAAGGTCCGGTTATATTCGAGTTGCTGGAGAACATAGGCGATGTCCGTGGTGGATGCGGGATCGATAATCCCCGCTTCCGTCGAAGAGACGCCGAAGATGTGCTTATTGTTTGCCGCTTGGATGTAGCCAGCAACCGCCTCGGTCTGGATGTCCGTTATCGTCGTGGACGCGAACGTCATCAGATACCAATAGATGCGATTGTTATCCAGGATCGTGACCGCCTGGACGGGGCTTTCCACCGCGATGCCGTTGACGATGCTGGATAGCGTCGCTGCCGTGCCCTTCATCATCACGGAGATATCATTCGCCGTTCCAGCGGTGAGGGCTCCGACAGTTGACCCCGCGCCCGTTGTGCCGGAGGTGATGATGAATCGCGATCCATCCCACACCACGGTCGCCAAAGTGAAGCCGCCGGTCGCAACGGCTCGAACAGCGGTCTGCATGATCGCCGCCACGGCGTTCAGGTTGCCCGCCGCCGCGAAGGAGCCGCAGACGATATTTGTCGCGGCGCTTGCGTTGATAACCACCTTGAAATTGCCCGCTGTGATCGCTGTCCAGGTGGCCAGCGTTTGCTCGGTGGCGTTCAGCGTCCCGCAATAGAGGATGCCGGAGGTCGCGGCTTCCGCCCACCGGCCAATATAGAGAAGGTCCGGCTGGGGGCTCTGTCCGAAGAATAGCGCCGCCGCGAGATATTCCGGCGCGCTGGTGCCGAAGTCGCCCGCAACTTCAGCAATATCCGCATAGGCGCGGATGCGCTCGGTGACATCGATCACATTGCTCGATCCGACGATCAAGCAGGAATTGAGATTGGGCGCTTGCGCGGGCGTGGGCGTCAGAACGACATCCACATTCACAAGGCGCGAGACGGGAAGGCCGATGGCGGACATGGAAACTCCTTTTTATGAAGCTGGTGGGGGCTCGACAGACAAAGGACTGTCGAGAGTTTCGTCATTGCTCGTCTCGGCATAGAGGATGCCGTGAGCGGATTGCAGCGACAGGACCGCATATGTCCGGTCAATCTGGCGGCGGAAGGAAAAGTTCAGATCGACCCGGTAATTCCAGCGGGTTTTCAGGACCATCGGTGCCGGGATCGTGTCGCCCATATAGGCCAGCACAAATCCCGCCTGGATCATGACGTCCCGGTTTTGCGGGATCGCGAAGCCCTCGCGGAGGAGATGGGCGTAATTATCCGCCAGTCCGCTCGTGCCGAGGTCATAAAAGCTCGCCTGGATATCGAGACGCTCCTGGCGCTGCACCGTATCAGACCCGTTCCCGGCTGGATTGTGGATCACCTGGGGAAAGGTATCGGCGGGGCGGGACATGATGCCCACCGCACACCACGCCACACCGGCATCCGGGATGTTCGCCGGTTCGGCTTGCCAGCGCGGGCGGACCATCGGGCCATCCAGGCCGGTGATTCCCACTACCACCTGTTGCACGAAGCGATAAAGCTCCTGGCCTTCCAGGGGATGCGGATCGGGGGTGGGAAGAAGATATCCCGGCGTCGAGCTATCGTTAGCCATTGTCGATCACCGATGACCGGACACCAATGGGCGGGGCCTGATCGACGAAATCCTCGGAGGTGCATTGGGCCTGTATCCACCCCAGGCCATAGCGCGAGTAATCCTCCACCACGATCACCTTGAAATAATCGCCATTCCACAAGATGAGGTCCGGCGCATATTCGGCGCTACCGACTTTCGACACGCCGCGAAGGCGAAACTTCGTAACCACGGAAATCGTCTTGCCGAAATGCTGCTCGTCGGTGTGAATGGCGATCTTGTTGTCATCACCCGCATCGACCACGCCGGTCACGGCGCTGAAGACCGTCGAGCCGTTGTCAGCCTCGCCGAAATCATTGGTGACCTGCTTGCGGCGGATCACGTCGAAGGTGTCGATAATTTCCGGATCGAACGCCTCGGATAGATCGAGTGACGGCATCTTACTTACTCCACCCGATGCGCCGGATGACATATGTCAGGGCCCGGCGAAGCTGCCCCGTGTCGATCAGCGGCTTGATGCCGGTTTGCTGTTGGGCATCGGAAGGCGCAACGCCTTGCGACACCAAATCGAGATATTGCTGTTCGCCCTTCCGGCGCTTGGTGCCGCGTTTCGCCGCCCGTTGGGCGATGGTGCGCGGCGAGAGCGGCGCGAACGGGCCATCGGTGATCTTCTGGCGAAGCGCGTTCTGCATGAAGAGGCCGAGTGCGGTGAAGGTGGCCATGACCTTCTCCTTATCGCCGGAAAGCGCATAGGCCCCCGCCAGCTTCAGGCTTTTGGTGATCTGGCCCATGTTCGCCTTCACCGTGGGATGCACAACCGGGCGGGCCGGGAGGTTGGAGGCCGGATCGCCGTTTTCGTGGATGTACATCAGCGCGGCATTATTCACCGCTTCGTCACCATCCTCTTTGCGATCCGCCTTCTCACCCGGGACGCCCACCATCACGCGGTTTCCCGCCAGGGTCTCCAGGCTCTTCACCAAGGCGGGAAGACCGTCCTTGACGATCTTCATGCCGGGCGTCGCCATCAGGAGCCGAACCACCCTGGCCAGCACGGCGGACCCGGCCATGCCCCGCCCGCGCCAGCGGCGGTCCCGTTCCACACCCAGGGCGGCGTACACCCGACACCCACCTGGATCGGCCCCATGCCCGCCATCTGGATAAGACGCCACAAGCGCCGTCCATAGATGGTCTGGTTCCAATCACCGGCCTCGCCATCCGACACCGACGAGATGTCATAAGAGAGCGAGACCTTATCGACGCTCTTGGCCGTCACGGGGCCCGGCACATTACCGGCGGGGAGGCCGGTTATCGAGTTCAGGAATGCCGCGCGCTCTTCGGTGAGAAAATGAGCCGCATAAAGCTCAACCGCCAGCGGAAGCACTTCCATCCAGCGGTCGGGGTTCATCAGGATTGTCGCCCACGTCAGATAATAGGTGACGGCGGAATCCGGATAAGCCTCGAGGCTTCCAAACTCCGGATAATCCTGGCGAAATTGTGCGACGGAAACGACTGGGGTTATCATTTCTTCAACCGCGATGCCCCGTCATTCACCGGCCAAAGCTCGTAATTCCTGGCCTGTGTTTCATATGGGCTTTGCGACATCGGAAGGCTCGAGATGTCGATGGCCGGTGTCGATGCGTCCATAATCCCGTTGATGGGATCGACATTCGCCGATGCGGCTTTCACCTGTGCCGCACCCGCGCCGGGCTCACCATCGACGCCCTTGATTGTTCCGGCATTTTTCGAAGCGTTGAACACCTGTTCACCCTTTTCCGCGCCATATTCGTTCTTCATGGCGCTCTCGATTTTTTCACCCTTCGCCGTCAACGGCATGATGACCTCCTGGAAGAGATAAGCGGGGCCGAAGCCCCGCCGGTCTCGTTACGCCGCGTCGCCGTCAGTCTTCAGCTTCGCCAGGATCATGCCGATCAGATCGGTCTTGGAGGTGTTACCCTTCAATGCGTCCGCATCGCCGCCGATCTGGAGGAAGGCCGTCTTCAACTGATCGAACTTCCAGGACTTCATATTGTCCTCGGTGAGAAGATCGCGGTCGATGGGCTCTTCCAGCTTCGGTTTCGGCGCAGCTTCGGCGACCCGCGCGACTTGCGCACCATTCGCCGCGAGATAGCCGTGTTTGGCCAGCCGCGCCGGGATGTCATAGGTGCCGACCGGGAAGTCGATCCGCTGCCGAGAACCGTCCGAGAGGGTGATGATGAACCGCTTGGGAACGACGATGGTGGTCATCTTCTCGTTCGGCAATCCGCTGTTCTGCGCATGAACGAGCGGCGCAAGGTGACGAGAGACCAGGATTTTCTCCTCGGTCTGATCGCCACCTTGGATTTCGTTTTCAGTCTTCATGGGAAAGCTCTCCTGTGTTTGAGGTTTCAAAAAAAAGGCGCCAGTCGATTACAGGCCGTCGAAATAGCCCATCGTCTCCGGATAGACCACTTCGAGAACGCCGAGACGTCCGTAATAGGTGGTCTTGTGATAGAGGCCATCATACTGGATCGGAGTCCGGGCCAGACCCGTCAGCGGGAAGCGAACGCGCTCCTTCGCCTTGGTATAGACCGCCATGCGGTCATGACCATTCTCCACCAGCACGGTGCCGCCCGCGCCCGTTCCGATGCACCATTTCAGCGGAAGAATGCCGAGGGGCGAGCCCTTGCCGTTCTTCGATGCTTCGATGGTCACATTGTTCTCGAGCAGATAACGCAGGATCGACATATTGCCCGCCGCCGAAACCACGGTGGTCGAGATATATCCGAACTGCGTGGGCGGGATGAGGATCGCGCCCGGCATCACGGCATAGGCTGAGGTGTTCCAGACGGTTGTTACCGCCTGATTGACGTCCGCCAAAATTTCTGCCGGCGTCTTGCTTGCCCAGGTGGTGAAGCCAGAAACGCCAGCGGGAAGAGCCGTGGGCGTGACGAGATTGGAATTGACGAGGCCGGTGTCACCATATCCGGTGTCGCCGTAATAAACCTGCTCGTCGATGTCCATCTGGTATTTCAGTTGCATCGCTTCGTATTTCTGCGAATCGATGGGACGTCCGGCACGGGCGGCGGATTCAAGCTCCGGGATCGTGTAGGACAATTCCTGCGACCAGATATGCAGATTGTGCGGCACCTTGGAGATGTCCACGCTCACATTGCTGATCTGCGTGGTGTTCTTGCCCGCCCACGATTTGCCGTTACCGACGCTATTGCCGGTCCCGAGACCGCCAGCCGCGCCGAAGGTCGAGAGCGTGAACGAGGAGATTTCGTCCGCGATGGTGACATCGGTCCGAAGATCGACGTCGCGACCCCACGACACCGCAGCCAAGGGCGGATGCATCGTCTGATCGAGGCGTTCGAGTTCGCCGATATAGAACACGCCGGTCGAGTCACAGGTGCGAACCGGAACGCTCTTCACCAGTTCAGCGCCGGTCCTGGCATCGCGCGTCTTGTAGCTGTAACCGACGGACTGGCCCTTGATCGGCTTGCCGAGATGATTACCGGCGGCATCGATGGTGCGATGCATACCGTCATAGGTCATCATCCCGTTATCCCGGAAGCGAAAGCGCTCGTGGGATTCCGCGTTCGCGCCCATCAGCGCCAGAGCGGCGGCTGATGTGAGAACGGAAGCTTTAAGATTGTGCATAGTGATTTTTCCTCTCTTGCGGTGGGCGTCGCCCGGTTTGCCGCTTAAATGTTGAAGCAAAGTTCAGCGACGCCATTGGCATCCGCCGGACCATTCCACGAGGACTTTGCGTCCAGCGTGATTGTGGAGCCGGAAGTCGGAGCCACTTCGAAGCCACCCAGGACGTGCAAGCCCGAGGAAGCAGCGATCCAGACATAGACGAGCCCGCCGAGGGACGGTCCCGTCACCGTTCCGCTCACCGGAACAAGGATGGAGCCCGAACGCAGGATATCCACTTCACCGGAGGCCGGGGGCCCGCCAGTGTTGAAGGATTCCGGCGCACCGACAACGGCCTGGGGAACGCCCTGGATCGGATAGGGCCGAACAGAGACACCGAAGATCGCGGTGATCGTGGTGTCGGAGGTCAGAATCGACCGCACCGTGTTCAAGGTGCCGTTGGCGAGACACGCCTGACCATAGAGGGACAGAGGATGGCCCGAGGACGGATCATTCAGCGCGCCGAAGATCGACGCGGGATGTGTCCTGGTGACCGTGCCGGGAGACCCGGCGGGCATACGGCCAAGGAACGCGGCGTCGCGCACCTTATAGCGGCCAAGATGGGTTTCCCCCTTCAGCCGCGCTTTCAGAGCTTTGAGAAAGTTCATGGTTTCAGTCCTTTTTGCTGGAGGTGAAGGGGAGGCTTATTTCCAGGCCGCAGCGGCCTGTTCAGCCAGAGCGGTCGCGGAAATGGTTTCGCGGACGCCGAAGGTCTCGGCTCCCGCATTCGCTTGGGCGCTGATCGTCAGATCACCGACTTGCCCATTGTTCAGCGCCTTCTTCATGGAGACGGCGGCGCGGAACATGTCGGTGACGCGGCGGCACGGCATCGCCGCTTCGTCGCGAATGGAGAACGGACGCCCGCGAAGCTGCTCGTCGATGAAGGTGCGGCCTTCCGTGGTGGCATAGAAAGCATCGAGCGTCTTGCGGCGCAGAGCGCAGATGCCGTTCTTGTAGGTATCGGCGGGCTTGGCCGCTCGATCATAGGTCATGGGCGGCTGAATGCCCGGAACCAGGATTTCCGCACCGGCCAACGTGTCGGAGAAGGATTCCTCCAGATAGGCGGAATCGCGGGCCTTGGCGGGCTCGCCCTTCTTGGCTTCCTTGGGGGCTTCTTCTTCAAGTTCATCGGCGACTTCCTTGTTCGCCTCTTCCGCCGCGCCTTCGCCTTTGCCTTCGTCCTTTTTGGCCGAGGCTTCCATCAGACGCTTTTCCATCGCGGACATCTCGTCGCGAATCTTCTGGTGATCGGCGGCGTTCGCTTCCTTCTCGGAAGTGAACTCGTCCTTGGTGCAGAAATTGCCGTCCGATCCGCCGCCAGAACCCATGTGGAGATGGATGTCTCCGCCAGCGGGCGTCTCTTCCGCATCCTTGCCCTTCATCGCGCCCTCGATGGCATCGACGGCGGATGTCATTTCCTCATCCTTGACCTTGCCCTTCAGGGCATCGCGGATGCGTTCACCGATTGTCTTTTTCGCCACATCAGTCTCCTTGCTTTTGCATCCGCACTCCGTCGATGGAGGGCTGTCGATGACAGGTTTCACAATAGTTTCGCGGTCGCCTATGGAACAGCGATAGCCGCAGCGACCACGCGCGACTATAGCGATATGATTGATGATGATGCCGGTCTGATAGCCTTCGCCCGGACCCGTCTTCACATACGAGGCATCATACCCAAGCGAAATCTCGACCTTCCCGGCGTCGATGTCCGCGATGAGTTCTGGCCACTTGACGAGCAGATCGCCCACGAAGCAGTCGGAAAGATCGCCCTCGCCGCGCCGAGGATTGATGCAAACCCCGCAAGTGAGGTCGCGATAATTATGCGGCATGACGTCTTCGACCGGATGGTCATTCACAACGTCTTTGCCGTTGGCGCTCGCGATGGTCGCGGGACGGAATACTTCCTCCGCCGTGCGCTCGATGTGGATCAGTCCGTCCGGTCCTGGCGCGATGGGGTTTTCATCGCCGGGCCCGTAAATTTGTTTTCCGGTGCGCGCAAGCGGAACATCCATGCAGAGCAAGAAACCTTCCGGTGTCTTGAAGCGCTTCGGACCGATCTGCTCTGTGGTGTAGAATTGCAAGGCGCGTTCCCTCTAAGCGTAAATGGCGATCATGATGATCGCCCAAAGGACAAGGCCGCTGAAAACCGAAACAATCACGGTGAAGCCCGGATTCCAGCGGCCATTGGTCATTTGCAGTATTTCGCCGAAAGGGCGTTTGCCTGGGTGTTCACCGCGACCGCGAGGCTTTGCCAGCCGGAATGCGGAACATCCTGGTTAGCCGCATAAGCGGCGAGGGTCTGGACCTGTCCAAGCGTGAAGGACATTTCCAGCTTATCCGGCCATTTGCATACCGGCACATGAGGCGCGGGAGCGGCCTTGGTGTTCGAGCCGCCATTGACGCCGGGCTTCGGAAGATCGGCAGCAAGAACGGGAGTGGCGATCAGCAAAATCGCCGATAGCATTAAAAGTGCATGTTTCATTGGGTTTCCTGTGTTTTCCTGTGATGGACCTGACTTAACAGCCGGTCGAGCCCGGTCCTTGGCTCCATCCGGTAATTGCAGCGCCGCTAATCATGTTCACATCGGAGAAGGTCGATGGGACACCGCATGATGCGCTAGATTGCACCGCGCTGTTTCCGAAAGAGCCAATCGCATCGATGTGATTGTTTGTGGAGACCAGACCTTGCGGATAATTATCCGTCTGCATTTCCACCTCGGCCCACGATACCGATGTGCTGTTAACGCTGAAGGTTCCGGAAACATTATAGCTTGGAGTGTAGGAATTATCATCCGCGACGGTCCAGACCGATCCCGCACCAGTGCCGCCAGAAACATGACTGAGTAGCGTAACCGTGGTGGCACCAAGCGTGAAGCGCTGGCCCAGGAATAGCGTATGGACCGCCGACGTAATTGTCAGGACATTGCCCGCCCCTGTGTGCGTCCCATTGTCGAGGGTGGCGACGGAATTGAAATTGCTGATCGGTGTCGCGCCGCCGCCGTTGCCATTGATGATGAAGGTGCTGTTCTTAACCACCGCGTTGCTGAAATTAGCCCCGGTGTTGGTGGTCATGAAGATCGAGCCATTGCCGCAAGCGCAATAACCCTGCGGCTGTACAACGGTCACGTTGTCATAAGTCACGCAAGCGCAATCATCGCCCGGTGTCTTCGGAAGGGTAAGGGCGATTTCGCCATGCCCCTGCGGCTGGAGATACACAAACCCCTTAAAGAAGAGGTCTTTCATCAGAAGCGTCGCGCTGGTGCTTCTCGGGTGCCATTGGATCGGGCGTCCCGGCCAAGCCAAAACGGCATTGCCCTGGAATATGGTGGTGAGACAATTCGGGCTGATGTCTATGACGGACATGCCGCCGGATGGAACGGTAGTGCCAAGCGTCACCGCATGGCCGTCAATCTTGTTGTCCTCGATGTCCCAGCAAAGAGCATTGTTCTGGAAGGAATGGATCATCGCAAAGATGACCACTCCAAAACTTCCTGTGACACATACCCCTTCGGCCTCGATCAGATTATCGCGAACCTGGACGGTTCCGGTGGCGGAGCCCTGGTCATCGACCATCACGCAGTTTCCGGAGTGATCGACCATATGGAAACCTTGGATGACGCAATTCGCGCCGCTCGGGATCAAGGCGGGCGTTCCAAGGTGTGATCCGGTGGCGCTGTATGGCGCACACGCGGGCGCTTGCGTTACGGGGTCTTTGTAAGCGCTCGCGAAGCTCTGATGCGGGCCAAGCGGTGTCGTGATGCCCGCCGCAACGGAAGCTGGAGAGACATATGTCTGCCCGTTATCCTGGCATCCTCCGCTCAGGCATGTTGGCTCCTGATAGGTGCGCGGATCGCCACCGACCGCAGCGGGATTGCCGCGATGGATTGCGAAGGCTGGGGTGCTGACGAGCGCCAGCCACGAGACCGTGAAAAGCGCCAGGACGAGGAGGAACCTGGATAGAATTTTCATGGTTATGTGCAGCTATAGGCCGGGATATAGACGGTATTACCGCCGGGCGCATCCTTGATCTTCCACCAGCTTGCAATGACGCAAGCCGTCCCGGTCGGGCCGAGCGCGGTGTTTGTCACGGTCGCGGTGGAATTGGCCACCTTCGACGTGGACCCGAGCGCCCAAAGACCACTCGACCCTTCGACGGTGAAGGAGACCGTCAAGGCATTCTTCGTGCTGCCGGACGATCCTGCGACTGCGGTCTCGAAGACGATATTTCCGCTTGCTCCCGTGCCGGTGCCCTGTCCGGCGGCGAGGTTCAATGTGCCGCCCGCGATGTTTGATGTACCGGCGAGGGTGCTTTCACCGATCAGGGTGACCGCGCCGGGGGCGGCGATGTCAGGGCCGAGGATCAGCGACGTAAAGCCGGATCCGGTGGTGTTGGCGAGCAACGAGTTTCCGTTTGTAGGCGAGCTCAACTGGTTTTTCCCCGCGATTGCGAAAGCGTTGTTCGTCCCGGCCTGGATGTTGCTCGAAGAGTCAATAGCGCCGTTCCGACCGACGGTAAAATGCGATCCGTTCCAGCGGAGGTCGATGTACGAGCCAGCATAGCCGACCGGCATCGTCGCGCCGATCACCGTGCCAGAAGTATTCCAATCTGTGATTGTCGTGGCACCGGACGGGCTGAAGAAGAATAGAGGCTGGGTGTTCGTTCCCGTTCCGCCCGTGATCGGAGAGCCAGACATGACAACGGAAGGGGCGGATAGCGCGCCATTCGCAGAGAAATTCACCTGTCCGGTGAACCCGCCAGCGCCGAGGCTTGTGATGGTGCCTCCCGATGGGATCGACGTGCCGAAGATCGTGGGCGCGCTATAGGAACCGCCACCAGCGACGTCCACCACATAATCGATTGATGTTCCGTCCGAGGTGATGATCGCGATGGAATTTGCCGCGAGAGTGCTGGTGGTTTTTCCCGTGCCTGTGCCGTCCGTGATGGTGTCGCCCGAAAATGGCGTGACAGTCGCGGTGCTGGCCGAAGGATTCGAGACGAAAATGCAGCCGCCGTTCGACTGGAGGCTTGAAGCCACCGGCATCGGGAACGTAAGCGAAGGCGCGTTGACCGTGTAGAGCGGGCAATTCAGGTTGAAGAGAGAAGCGGTGAGGGTGGGGCTGGTCGCCAGGATCGCACCCGCGCCCACGGCGGCGGGGACATAGGTTCCTTGGATGATATTTCCGCTACCGTCGAAGGTGCTGAAATTTCCAGCCGTCAAGGTGCCGCTGGTGGTGCCCAAAGTCGCGGTGGTGCCGCTGATCCCGGTGATCTGGACTGTGTTGATTTTGAAGACGTTTCCGGTTCCCGCCGTGTCATAGGTCTTATGGGTGAACGTGTCGATGGTGGCGCGGGCGACAATGGTGTCGGTGGCGGCGGGCAACGTGAGAGTGCCACTGGCAACCGCCGAGGCATTGACCAGGGTGGTGCCGGTCGAGGAACCGGCAAATCCCGCCGCACCAGCGGCAAAGGACATGCCAACGCCGCCCGCACTGGTAACACCGGAAACGCAGCCAAGCGCGCCGCTGTTTTCACGCTGGATAGAGAAGGCCGTGCTGGTGCATGGCGATCCACCTCCACCAGATGCCGCGATGGTGATGCCGCCCGCCGCATTGGTGATCGTGATGTTCGCGCCAGCCGTGAGCGTGGCGAGGCTGTATCCGGTGCCATTTCCGATCAGAAGCGTTCCGTTCGCGGCGGTCGCGCCGCTGATACCCACGCCGCCATTTGCCACGCCGAGGAGGCCGGTGACGCCGGATGTGAGGGGAAGGCCGGTGACGTTTGTCGCCGTCATGCTGGTCGGTGTCCCGAAGACGCCGCCATTGGGGATTGTCACCGTGCCGGTGAAGGTCGGGCTCGCGATTGGCGCGTAAGCCGTCGAGGTAAAGGCGTTGGTTCCGAGCGTTCCGCCCGCGCCGATGTTCAGCGTCGAGGCGTCGGTGCCCGAAAAAGTCAAACTGTTGGAGACCGTGAGTGTCTTGCCATTGGTGAGCGCGAAGGTGCCGGTGGTGGTGTTGATCGTCAGGCCGTTTACGGTCTTGCCGGTGAGCGCCTGGGTGAGGCTATCGCCCACCACATTATAAGTTCCAGCCAGGAAAGACGCGACAGATGTCCCAAGCGCGCCCGCCGCAGCCTGGAACTTGATCGTGCCGGTGGTGGCGTTGCCGAGCGTGAGAGAGCCGACAGTCCCGCTTGATCCGAGGGACAGAGCGCCCGCCACCAAAGACGTCGCTCCGTCCGTATTACAATCGCCGGTCCCGGAGTCCACCAGGATTTGATTCACCGATCCAGACGGGACGCAGCCGCTGCCCGGTGTTCCACCGCCGCCATTTCCGGGCGTCCGGAAAGCAATGGGGCCATTTCCCTGGTAAACGATAAGGATAGTCTGATCGGTCCCGCCAGTGATCGCCGCGATGTACGGCGAGCCGAAATTCCAGACCGTCAGTTGAGAACCCGCCGGGATTTGGATGCTCGATGTCGTGGCGACCACGCTCGAACTGCCAAAGGCGTAGTAAGCGTCCTTGGTGCCCTTGTTATAAATCGTGATGGATTGCGCGCTGGCGGCGGTCGAGGGCAGTTGGGCGCGGCTGGAGGCATTGGAGACGGCGATTTGAACCTGCCCGGCGATCACCGAGGTCGGTGCGGGCTGAGGCGGTCCACCTTGGGCGGTCGCAGCCGTCGCGGCGAACAGCGACAGAAGCAAGCCCGCCAGGGCAGTCCGGAAAAAGCGCATCATGGGATTCTCCTGATGAAGAAGGTGGAGGGGAGCCGGTTTCTCGGCCCCCCATGCTCGCCCGCCTTAAAGCTCGTATCCCCAGGCCGAGACGGAAACCGTCCCGCCTGAGCCTGGAGCCGCCGAGATGACGGCGATGGCCTGATTGGTCGCCGATGCGGGGATGCAATTCGCACCGATGGCCGGATCGACAACGCCAATGCCCGAAGCCAGCGGCGCGGTGAACTGCGTGAAGTTCAGGGTGCCGGTGATCGTGCCTGTGATCGTCGCATTACCCGTCGCGGCGGCGGTGGCGTTGGCGCGGATCGTGAAGCCACAGAGATATGTGGTCTTGCCGGTGGTCGCTGCCAGGGTCGCGGTGGTGGCGGCGGTGGTGCCGGTCGCCGAGGCGGTGATCGGGACCGCGCCTGCCGGATAAGGCAGATTGCCATTGTTCACGGTGCCGGAATTCGGATTGACCGAATATGCCAGCGCCGGGCCAACCGAAGCCGCAGCGTTGAACGTCGCCGTCGCGCCGCCGCCGGAGAGCGTCGTGACGTGGATGCGGAAGCGTGTCAGGCCCGCCGTATTGAAGGCATAGAGGCCATTGGCCGTGATGGATGTCGCCACCGCGCCGCCGCCAATGGGGAGAAACTGGACGGTGGTCCAGTTCGCCGAGGCGTTGGCGATGGGAAGCGGATCGTTCGACACCTGGATCGCGGCGACCAGGGTGCCGGTGAGCGCCGAGACGCGCACCGTCGCTCCGGCGACGCCATTGGCGGCGAAATAGATATCGCCCGCCGCCGTGAGAGCGCTGGCGGGCAAGACCGCGTTGGGGATGTAAGTCGGATTGGGCGTGGGATACGCCTGTCCGAATGCGGGAGCATCGATGCCGCTCAGTGCGACCAGCGAGGCGAGGGCCAGGGCCCCGAGGATTCGAAAAGACTTCATTGTCATTCTCCAGTTTTCAGAGGGTTGGGGGGCCGAGGAGTTCTTTTGTCCAGCCGGACATCGAGAAGACGCGCCCTTGGATCAGGCCCTTACATCTCATCCAAGGGTCTCGATAAGCTTCGACGTCGATGTGATTGGGCTCGTCATAGTAATGCGGACCGCCATCCAGTGGACATCCCGCGAGGATGATGCGTTTTCCGCCGAGCAATAATCCCAGGCCGACGGCATAGAGCGCCGAGGAGCCGTGGCGAAATGGAATTTCGTCATAGGCAAAGCTGACACCCGGAGCCATCCTCGTCGAAACGATCCGCAAGGTGTCGCGTTTAAAACTCAGCGCCATCTCGTGATGCAGCGTGGCACCGAACAGCATGGCGTTTCGCTGCGGATAGTCCACGATGGCGCGGTTCACCGCGATCACCGCGTAGCTTGACTTGAACGGAACTTCCACAAGATCGCGCCACACGCCAGCCGCACATCCCACGACGAGAATGTTGTCCATCAGAATGCGGAAACTGGCAGAAAGCCTTGCGCGATAATGATCTGTCCGTCCGAGGTCTCCATCAAAAAAGAGACCGCATAGGTGTTGCCAGCGATGCCACCATGGGCGCGCTGGACGATGACGTTCCCCATCTTCACCGCTCCGCCAGTAAGAAGCGTGTCCGGCGCGGGATCGACGCCGATGATGAGGCCGGAAGAGACGCTCACACTCAGGATCGACACTCCAGGAGGGATTTCCTCCGACATGTCCATCGAGATATTGACGGTTTCACCGACGAGCTTGTTCTTGAACAGGTTGGGGGATTCTCCCGCCACCAGCGCATAGTCGGGATTGATGACCAGACCAGGGCCACCGTTCACGATGGCTTGGCCACGCGCCAGACCGCCGGATGCATAGATCAGCGGGATGCCGGTTACGAGGGCCCGGCCTACCGCAAGCGCGCCTGTCACGTTTCCTCGACCATCGTGATCGCGGCGGTGAGGATCGGCGCAATGCCCACGGTGGCATTGATGGGCGATGCCAGTTCGCCGCTGTAAAGGATCATGCCCGCGCCACTCTCCTGGGTGCCCACCGAGAAGAAAGTCAGGGTTTGCGGTGATCCAGTGGGGGTTGGGAAGACGATGTTATTCGCGGCGTCCGCGAAATTCTGAGAAATCGTCCAGCCGCCAGAAGTGCGCGCCACAGGGACGCGAGCATATGATCCATATGCGGCTTCGCTGGTGGTCTGGTTTCCGGCGTTCCCGGGATCAGCGGTGTGAAGAGCGACATACAAATCCCCCAGCGGCGACGCCGCCGCGTTGTCCGCGATGTTGGCGATGGGCGTCCCATTGAAGATCAAGGCCAGGAGCGCATTCGAGAAAGCGATGCTCTTGCCCATGGCTTAAGCCCCGCCCGCACGGGCGATGTCAGCCACCGGCATCATCGGATCGATCCCGGCGGTCTCCGGAAGTGCGGTTTCCTCTTCCTCGACCGGCGATGCCATCACGGCGGGGGCGCAACCGCCCGCATCCACCGGCTCCGCACGATCCACCCAGGCCGCGACCTTGGTCTTCGCGCTGGAGAGGTCCGTCAGGGCTCCGGTGAGCATCGGATCGGAGCCAGCAGCCTCGACGGCCATCATGGCGGAATGGATGGCGTGTTCCGCCTCGGTCCAGCGCAGCATATTGGCGGCGCGCGGGATTTCGTCTTTCTCGTCGCTCATGAATGGGTTCCTATGTGTGGAGGATGCCGTTTTTCAAAAACCCGTGCCATCCCGCATTTTGGATGGAACCGGCTCCAGCGGCGCAAGTGTGTCCGGCCTTATCGACCGTAAGATTATCCCCGACTGTGCCGTGTCTGATCCAACACCGATGCACATCGTCGGTTTTCAAGGTGCAGTTATTTGCCCTGCTATCGATATACCAATGGCCGCGACTCTTCTCTTCAGCGTCGCGCGGGGTGATGCAGCAAATAGATAGCCCGTCAGCGCCCACCGGATAATCGTCTTCTCGTTCCAGCGTCTTCGCGTTCACGTTCACATTGAAGCAAGCGCCGAAAGGCATATCGCGCCAATGAGACAACGCGCCGGTCTTCATGTTCCGCATGATGGGAGAGGAGGAGTTATTCTCCCAAGGGGTGT